TTAAAAATAAACTTGATTGTAAGGCTTTTTTTGGCTCTTCGTTGAATTGTTGGTAAAACATAACGAAGGCAAACATCATAGTATCTTTGTCCATTGTTTTGTAATCTATCCCTTTTGTAGCTTCTGTGTAAAATTCTTTGTAAGTCATATTGTTTGTTTTTAATTATACACCAAATATAAAACCTTTTTTTGAATTAACAAAACTATCAACAAAAAAACTTTTAGTAGATAAAATATTGCCCCTTGTTTGGGTTCTCTAATGTATCGGTTAGAATGTACCGTGCAGCATCTATACAATCGGGATGTAGACCGCTTGGCTTCTGGGTCTTGTTGCCTTCTTTATCGGTAGACCATATATAACCACCCAATTCTTTTTTCAGGTTCTTAGAACGGCTAGAAACGTATATCTCGTTTTGATTCATTAAGTTGATACCATATACAACTGAATCTCTTCCCTTACTTACACCGTGAATGTTATGTCCATATCCCTGTAATTCGGCTATTGATTTTGGTTCAGCTGAATCTGCCGTGATGCTTTCCTTTATATCTGATGCTTCTAGAAATCTGCTTATATCCCTGTTCAACATTCCTTTTTTATAAAGTACCTCATCATATATATAGGCTTCATTCCATTTATACAATGCTATTAATGTTGTTGGATCTACACTGTAGCCGAAATCCATTCCATAGCCAAGTAGCCTTGCATCGTTTGGTATTGTATCTATTTCCCTCCAGTCTGGAATACACGCACCTTCAAGACTTCCGACCTCACCAAGTCCATAGACCCTCCACCAGTTTGACCAGTACGTAGATGTTTTTGCCTTCTCCTTTGCCTTTTCAATTTCCTTTACAATGCTTTCAGGTAGTGCATCATTGTCTTTGTATGTTAATGTAATAAAGTCTGTGTCTGACTGTCCTATCAATTCCTTGTCTACCCAGAACAAGGCGGAAGGATTATAATCTAACCAAATGTTTCCAGATGTCCTTACGGCTAATTGTGAGTAACTATCAAACGGTACGTTGTTACATTCGTTAATATAAAGATCTGTTCGACGAGCTCCCCTTAATTTGTCTGGTTGGTCTGTACTAAAAAACTCAATGTAGCTTCCATTGGTAAACGTGTATTTCAACATACTCCTGTTGTACTGTGCTTCCTTGTATCTATTCAATCCCTTCAGTATACCTAGGAAGTCTTTTAAGGCTCCCCTACGAAGATGAGGTATTGATTCACTTACTACGCTTATTTCTTTGCCCTCGTTCTTTATTGCGTAATCTATTAGAAGCGCAAGAATGCAGACTGTTTTGCCTGCACTCGTACCTCCTCTAACTATTCTTATTCTGTTGCCAAGGTTTCTCAACCTGTTTAATGCTTCGGTTTTGGTTACCTGCATACTAATCTATAAACAAAGGAAGGTCTTCGTTAATGGTAATATCTTTCGTTTCTCTTGGTTTACCTGCATAGTAGTTATAAAACAATTGAACGTATTTGAAATCTCCTTCCTCCAATCCCTTCATTAACGCTGCAAAGGCTAACGGTTCTAATGGTGTTAGTTTTTCAATCAATGCAACCTCTTCTGATTTGGGCTTACGTCCTGCGTTCTTATTACCTCCGTTGAATTTTCTTTTATCCATAATCAAATAATTTCATTAATGATTCTAATATAACAATAACCTTTTAAAGCGTTTGTTAAATACCACCTGCATCATTATCCCCTTTATTATTGTGGTAATCCTCAAAGTATACCCAAATACTTGCTATAGTAATTACCCATCCTAAGAAGAATAATAATAAATAACTTCCCATCATATCCTTTTTCTTTTTAAATCCATTTGCATCATATTGTAAATAGCTTCTACCCTTGTGTAAAGGTCATCCACCTTCTCCTCTGGTGTCTTGTCTATCAATATATGTAGTTTATCATATACCTCCCCTATACGCTTCATTGGTCTTTTATGTTCAGGGTTTTTTATGTTCTCAATCTTTTGTTGCTGTTCCCTGTTTAGCTTATCCCTTAGTTCGTTTGTTTGTTTTTCTTTTTGTATCCCGTAAACCGATCTATGGTAGCTTGCCAATATCATCAAATACTTATCCCTAAATTCGTAGTCTGTTTTTATCCAAAATTTAACCTTTTGACATCCGTGCAACACTGAAGCGTGATTCATTCCTATGGTAGATGCTATCTTTTGGAAGACCATTTGCTCCTCGTTTCTTAATATGTAAAAGTAAATAAACCTTGCTTCTATTAATAGCTTCTCCCTTCCTACTTTGTTTACGTCTTTTTTAAGGTTTTCTTTTATTATGTATTTTAGTAAATCTGTTTTGTTTATCACTACTTCTGTAAATTCTGCTTTCATTTATTTGTTTTATATTGTTCGTAATGGGTTTTTTGGTTTTACTCCTACATATCTATCGCCTGATAACCACTTGCAAAATTGGTCATCCTTATCTACGTAAAGCATTCTTGATAATTTAAGATCCAGATAATCCGATGCTTTTTGTTTGTTACCGTAGCTTGGCTTAAATGGTGTTACAATTACATAGGGGTTTTTTACTTCGGAATGATATTCAAAAAAGTAGCTAACCATAGTCCTTCCAAGGTTGTCTATAATTCCTACGGTTGCCGAATACTCACGAGCCTGATTTACTGTTAGTTTTTTTCCTTTAAATCCCGTAACACCTACCTTTTTTATTTCCGCAGTAATATGAACACCTGGATCAAGATCCGAACCCTTGTCAGCAAAGACAAAGTCCTTATCCCCTAAATACAAATCTGTATGTCCATTAAAGTATTTTGATACACTACCACCAAAAAATAACTCGTACTGTTTTTTGTTAAAATTCTCCATTGTTTTGTTTGTTTTTGTAAATATATTAAATTAAAATAACTTAGCCTGATTTCTATTCTTTATTTTATCCTTTAATCTCAACTCAGCGTGACCAGTTGATTTTCTTATATACATTGTGCAGTAATCTGGAAACTTATCCTGTATCCATTTTATTGAATCGTAGATATATTGTTTTGTTCGTATGGTTTGTAGTCCTCCCTCTTCGGTAAAGAATTTACTTTTACAGGTTATGTCATCAAACCTAACAAGCTTTCCGTTTTTTATGTATTGTCTTATACTGTATTCGTAATCCTCTCCGTGGTTTGTTATTCTTTTTAAAAAATCATCGTGCTGGACTATTACCCCAAATGCACAGCCAATTATGTAAGATAGTTTGGTATATGTTCTGTGTAGCATAAAGTAAGGATTTGATGCTGCGTAAAGACCAAAACAATAAGCACCAGTTTCTTCACAGGTTTTAAATCCCTTTATAATAAAATCATTTTCAAGGTCAGATATTGGTGTTAGTGAATTTTCATTTTTAACAAATACACCCTCTACGTCATCATCAAACATTACAAGCCTTGTACCTTCATCATAGTAGGACTCAATAAAGTTTCTTTGTTCTCCTATTGTTGGAACGCCCACTACCATCTTGTACTCATTGTTTAGCGATTGCTCGTATTTATTATACTCATCTTGGTCTGCTACAAATATGGTTATATTATCCTTTGGTATATTGTGCTCACTTAAAAGGGCAAGCGTTTTCTTTTTAATTGTTTCTGGTCTTTTGTAACTCGGTATAGCTATTGTGTAGTTCATTTGTTAAAGTTTAAGGTAGCCTGTTTGATCCATCTTAATTCGTTCCAGTTCTCCTGATGGAGATTTGCATTTATACATATATTCCCTGTAATAAAGAACAAAGGAAACACGTAGCCAGTCTTCACTGCAATCTGTATATTCTGTATTCCCGTGCCATTTGTGAACGTCTACAAATAATATATCCTGATTCTGCATATCAATTGCAACACCATATTCAGGTAGAACAAAATAGCCACCACCATAACTACCCTCACGATATGTTATAAGATTGCCGAACCCTTCGCTGAAATCGCCTGAATCCTTATGTACTGCCGTTCTAAAGTTTTTGTTTACCGTTACGGTTGTAAAGCTGGTGTCTCCAATCACATAGTTTTTATTCGTACCTAGTGCTATTGCCTTTTGTTTTGCATAATGTTCTGGGCATAGTTCGCTGTACATTTTGTCTATGTATTTTACAAATGGAATACCCTCCTGATACTTGTCAAAGTGTTCTTTTGCAAATGCTGTTTTTCTACAAACGGCAACCGTTCCGCTACCAGGTCTTGCATCCATAAAGCCAACGTTACCACTCTCAACCTTTGGAGATACGTCAAACTTACCTATCGTTCCATCTTTCCTTATTTGTTTATGGTAACCGCCTGCTGCAATACCACGCCCTGCATTTAAGGATATTGAATGTTTAAAAGCATTGTAGCCAGTTTTTAAAACATCCATAGGTATAGCCTTTTTTCTAAACCTAAACAATAAATCGCCAGTGTGAACATCATAAGCATCACAGCTTTCTGTTATTACTGTATCGTAATTCTTTTCAGTAAGGAATTTACTTTTTAATTTGGCAGCCTTCTTTTCATTAAGCTTTCTTTCTATTCTAAGAATCTTCATAACGTTCTCTTAATATTTTTAATAAAAAATCAGATAGGTTTCCTTTTTGTTGAAACTCCTGACCAAACTCTTTTTTAATTCCAACCCTTGAAAGTTGTTTAAATTCCTTTAACTCATCGGAACTAAAATAAAGTATTGTTGTTGTTATTTCCGTATTGTCTACTGGGCTTTCATCTACACCCCATTCATCTTCAAATAGTCTCATAGTATTCCTGTCATTACATATTGATCTAAATCATTTTCGT